GTTTCAATCCATCAGTCGACGTCAATTTGACGCCAACTGGACCGGATTGAAACGCTATATATAAGTAGTAGGTTACTCAACCACCCGCCAACCAAGGCGGCGCAGTTCTATGCTGATTTCTGCTTTTTGCAACTTAATTCCTGCCGCCCGCTTCTCCGCGACTTCGCTGCCGCTTTTTCCAGTATATAGATAGCGTTGTCGCGCGCATCCTCATCAGCACTGTCCCATAAGGCCACAAGCCTCATGTGCTCATCTGATTGTTCCGCACCTGATGTCGCCCTGTCGTGGGCATGGCGCTTCCCGTGCCTAATCTCCTCAAAGCTCTTCCCAGAAATTTGAGACACCGTCTCTATTGCTTCAGCTGGCACCTTATCGTTTTTTCTCCAATTTGACACCAAACCCCTTGATTTTGAACCCATTTTCTTACTTAAGGCAAGGTCGTTGGTTACCCCTAGGGCGCTCTGCATGCGGGAAATTATTTCATCTGTCACATTTTTTTGTGAATTATCCATTGACTGTCTCAATTTTTTGAGATAAATTTATTTTCAAGTTAACAAAAAAGCGCGAACAAAAAGCGCAATCTGTTGGGTTTTTAAAAAAGGAGCCGTTATGCCGCTGTCACACGTTGAACTCACTCTCGTTGCCGACCTTTTGCTGTTTGTTTGTGTCTTGTTGCTCATCTGGGCCTTGTGGCGCGACCGGGCCGACACCCGTCGTTTTAAGCAGCTCGCGATACGCACGCAAGAGGTCACTTTGGGCTGCTACCGTCGCGAGTTGCTTCTCACAAAAATCCTGATTCGCCTCCAGGGTGAATCTTCTGAGGTGCAAAGACAAGAAGCCTCTTGCGAACCAGGTAATCCAAGCTGCGCCGGCAATAACGAAGATCCACCATTCCCACAGGTTGAAACCGGACTTTGAAAATGCCGCGGCGGTCAAAAATGCCACCATGGAGCTGATGCATAAAGCACTGGCGCCAAGTTCAGACCGCGTATTTTCAGGCTTTGGTTCCAAGTATCAACCCTTTTTCGCTTACATATTATGCACGCCATAAACCGCAAGAAGAAAGGAGTCACCACATGAACGAAGATATGACCCCCACGGAAATCAAGATTGAGATGCTGCGTACCGGCTCTTCTCAGGCCAAAGTCGCCCGTAAGTGCGGGGTAACCGCTGCCCATGTCCACCGGGTCATTTTGGGTAAGAGTACCTCTGACCGAGTGCAGCGTGAGATTGCCAAGTCGATCCGCATGGATGTGGTCAAGGTTTTCCCTACCCGCTATCCGGCGCATGGCCGTGGCCCACGCGTTGAACCGCTACCGCATCGTGCCGCCAGCTGAGCTAAACAATTATTAACACTGTTTATATCTCAACCATTAACCAACGTCAAAACAGTTTTGAAAGTGGAGTTGTTATGGAGCGCATCATAACCAGACCGTCAACGCTGGATATCAGTAGCGGTAAAGCCTGCCCGGACTGCTTTTACAAAGCCATGAACACGAACCCCAAGGGTGTTCGTTATTCACGAGAAAAGTGCCGCCAAATTGCTGAGGACAACGCGATCGACATCAGTCAGCGGTGCGAGGAACACCGAAGCGCACGGCGGCATCGTCGGGGTCGAAACCGACAGGTGAAAACAGATCCCACTGACAACTAACGATCAGAAGTGCGCCCTTGTGAACGTTGTTGACGCTCATAAATAGCTCTTTGGTCACTTTGTTTAAGCTTGGATTGGTCTTGCACTGACGGCAATAAAAAAGCCCCGGACTTGCCGCTAATTTGGACACTCTTTCTACTGGAATTTTGTTATGCGCACCGCAGCTACTGCACTCGAAAGACAACGAATCGAAACCGTACATGTTCACGGTCGGCCTTTTGTAGATGCCGTAACTGGTCAACTCGAAACCATTGTTGGCCATAGCCGGAATCGCGGCCAGCATGCGCGGATAAAACTTGATGAAATTTTTCAAGTCTTTCTGGTGCCTCTCAGAATGGCCGCAGGCCGGACAGCTTGCACTCGGCAGGTTTGGCGTAAAGCGGTTAAGGCACTTGCGGCAGATAAAAATAGGCTCTTCTGGAAAGTCAATCATGGCTGTTCTCCTGTCCGTTTGTGTGATGTGAAAAGCGTAGCAGCCGAAAACAACCGGCACAATCTCTAAAGCTCAACGAATTTTAGTCATTGACACAGGAATACATTATGGCTCGACGCAACGCACATAACCCGGATCAGCTTAGTCTGGACTTCACCGCACAGGTGGATGGCTATGAAGAGATCAAGTCTCGCTTGATTGAAGCGGCAAGCGAACCGGCGCACCCCGTCAGCGTGGAAAGCGAGATGGAGGCGTGTATTGAAATCGCCGCCGCCATCAAACGCACCCTGCGTGAATCCGGCATGAGCCGAGAGCAGCTGGTTGACGGCATCAATGCCTATTTTGGACGAACTGAGGACGGTGCTCAGAAAGATCCGGCAGAGTGTCGCAAGCCATTGACGATCCATGGCCTGAACAATCACTTGAGCAAACCATGCGATTACCCGATCCCCGCCTATTACTTGTACGCCATCCATCATGTGACCGGAATTGTTGAGCCAGGGGCGACAATTGTCGCTGCTGAAGGTGCCCAGGTGGCGACGGCTGAAGAGGTGCGGCTCCTGCAACTGGGCCGCCTGGATGAAACCATTGCCGAAATGCAAAAGCTTAAAAAGCAGTTGAAAGGAGGCAGGCGATGAAATTTGTTGCTGCCACACTCTTTGTTGCCGGGATCTCGCTGGCCGGATCGGACGGGCCACTGTTCCCCTGGATAAACCTACTCGGTGCCGCGCTGATCGGCTGCATGGCGCTAATACTGCGGAATATGCCGCTGGAGAATGATTGATGACCACCTATAAACGGATAGCCGCTGTGGAATTGACGGTGCGTTTACTCAATGAACTCGCAAATACAAAGGAACCAACCGGCGGCCAAGACCTTGCCAATGCCGTCGATGCAAAATTCGGAACGGTCATGTGTCACTTGGCGACATTGGAAGATGCCGGTTATGTCACACGCATCGGTGAGAAATATCAGCTCGGCATGAAAATGGCCCTGATGTGGGCACGCGTCAAGAGCAACCTTGAATCAAAACGAGACAAAATCAATAGCGACATCGAATCGCTGAGTATCTGATTTTTTAAGGAGGAACACGGATGTCAAAAGACCAACAGGTTGAAGCCGCTAACGAAATATATATGGTTGCCCGCCAACAGGCGGATGAAGAGATTGCAAGGCTTAAAGGGGAAATCGAGGCAATTCGCGAAGAGTCCCAAGCGCTGGGGGTATTGAAAAAGATCGAGTACGACATCGCCCACAACCAGATGCTCAAGTATGTGGTGCTGCACCGCATCAAGGCAGCCAAGGAATATCGCAAGGGCGGCATGACTTGGGCGCAATTCTGCGAAGCGATTGGTGATCAAGTCAGACGTGTTGATGAAGTTCTTAAAGATATCCAACCTGTCATTCAACAATTTTCGGCGGAATCCGCCGATTTGCTAGGCTTCGAATTAAGTAAAATCAGATACTTAGGCCGTGCGATTTCGGCGGAATCCGCCGATTTTGAAGACGGCATGCTGATTGTCGATGATCAGAAGATCGCCCTGACACCAGAAAACCGCGATGAAATTGAGGCCCTGATTGACGGCCTGAAATCAAGCGCTGAAACGGCTAAGAATGACGCAAATGCCGCCCTTAAAGCCAAAGACCGCATCCTGAAAAGCAAAGAAGACGTGATCAACCGGCAGGAAAAAGAGCTGGCCAGACACGAATCGCGCGCACAAAAGCAGGGCTATGCACCGGGCGAAGAGGCGTTCTTGCAGCAAATGGAAAATGCCCGCACTACCGTAGATGGCTACCTGCTCAAATTCGATCCCGACATCAACCCACTACCTGAAGACGCCACCGAACGGATGATGGCCGCGTATGTCACCACCCTGAGCTATTTCAAGCGTGTGATGGATGAAGCTTACGCCGTGGCCTCTGAGCGTTACGGCCACGCTGAGCTTGATGACGGCTGGGTGCCGCCGAACCTGCGCGTTGTCAACAACGACGACGGAGAATAGACCATGGCTGCGGGATGGGAGGACAGGATGGTTGAAGAGCTGAATCAGGCCGGTCACGGCGAAAAGAAAGCCATCTGGGACAAATACAGCGAACTGACGGGAAAATGCCGCTCCACCTTGGGCAAGCTCGCCGAAAGTCGCGGATATGCCCCTGAGCGCAAGCGCCGCAGCGACAAGGGAACTCTCAAGTCTGGTTTGACCGAGGAGCAGATTCTCCATGTGGTGTCTTTGATCAAGGAGAGTTCCAGGCAGGTCAAAGGTACGATCATGTCGGTGGAAACCGCTCTGGAAGTCGCCATTGTCAACGGCGTGATTGAACCTGGGCAGATTTCCGTTTCCCGTCTGCAAGCCATCCTGCGCGAACGGGGCGTAAGTGCCGCCGATCTTGACGCTGAAACGCCACACATCCGCATGGCCTCCCTGCACCCGAACTACTGTCATGTGTTCGATGCTTCGGTCTGCATTCAGTATTACCTTCAGGGTAAAAAAGGGATGCAAATCATGGATGAGCGGGACTTTTACAAAAATAAGCCCGACAACTTCGCCAAGATCAAAACCCGCCTGATTCGCTACGTGCTGGTAGATCATTTCAGCCATTTCCTGTTTGTGAAGTATTACAACATCGGCGGCGAAAACAGGGACACGGTGCATGACTTTCTCACCAGTGCCTGGCGTGGCGGGCATCACGACATGCTGCCGTTTCAAGGGGTGCCGTTTTATGTGCTGATGGATGCCGGTGCCGCTCATACCGCAAAAGCCATGCAGGCGTTTTTGCGGGCGTTGGACATCAAAACCCCCGAAGCCTTGCCGCATAACCCGCGCCGACAAGGTAGCGCCGAGGTGGTGCAGAACATTGTGGAACGGCAATTTGAATCGCGGCTGCGCTTTTGTCCGGCCGACACGGTTGAGCAGCTCAACGAATGGTGCATTGACTGGCTGGTGCATTTCAACAACAGCCGCAAGCTACGCCGTAGCCGTACGAGCCGCTGTGCGCTTTGGCAAACCATTACTCAGCCACAGCTACGCATTTTGCCCGAAGAGAAAATCTTGCAGGATATTTATGCCGAGCCTGAAGTGACCCGCACCGTACGGCGCGATTTTACCATTCCATTGCGCAACAACGAGTACCACCTCAAGCACATTGAAGGTTTGCGTCCAGGTATGACAGTGACGGTCTCTTTGCGGCCTTATACCTGGAAGGAAAAAGCGGAAATCACCGTTACTTATGACAAGCAAGCCTATGTGGTGGAACCCATCGGCACGCTGGCTGGCGGGTTCAGTGCCAACAGCGCCATTATCGGCCAGGAGTTCAAGGCGCAACCAGAAACAGCTACCCAAAAGGCGGTCAAAAAGGCGGAAAACCTGGCTTACGGCGAAGAGCGCAAGAAAAACGATGTGCCCTTCGGCGGCACGTTGAAAGTGTTCGGTTATCAGGCCGAGAAGTTCGGCAACACGGCCAGTATTCCCAAACGCGGCACACCGCTGGAAATTCCCCGTGATCACGTGCCGCAATACAAGCCGATCATGGTGTTTATCAATGAACTGCGGCAGAAAATCGACCATGTCGAACCGGCATTAAACCGTGAGCTTAAACAAACCTTTGGAAACAGCATCGAAGTCAACCGGGCCGAGGAAGTGATCAAGGCGATCTGCGCCAATCAGGATTGGCGTGAGGTGGCCGCCGACCAGGCCCAGGCACTGTAACACCACCAACAGGGGCAGGAAATGACCAAAACAGACGGACCAAACGGCTGGGATATGCCGAAAAAACAGCGGGTATTGAAACAGGTGCTCAATGTCATGAATCTGAGTCATGGCGAGATGGCGAATTTGACCGGCGTTTCAAAAACGGCCGTCAATCTCTCGCTTAACCGAGATTACATGCCAAAGCGTGAACCGGAATGGCCGCTCCGCGTAGAAAAGGTGGTCAGCGAATCACCAGCAGCCATGGCCTTTCTGGCAGAACGTGGCCTGGAACTCGCCGCGATCTGGGACGAAGCCGAGGAAGATCTCCACCGCATCGGCCCGGCCAACTGGCACCAGCGCAATCGCACACAACCAAAAGTCACCACAGCAAACCCGGAAGATATTACACCCAAGGAGGTCAGCATGCTTACAGACGGGGCACGTAAACAGTTCAAACTCTTTCGTCATCCCTTCATTGACGACATTTTGAAGGATAGCGACATCTTCATGTCCGATGAACACCGCTACATTGAAGCCGCCATGCTCGACGCCGCCCGTCACGGCGGGTTTCTGGCTGTTATCGGTGAAGTCGGCAGCGGTAAAAGCGTCATGCGCCGCAAGGTGATCGAACAGCTTAAACGCGATGGCGATGTACTGGTGATCTACCCGCAGGTGATCGACAAAGAGCGCGTCACGGCCGGGAGCCTGTGCGACGCCATTATCTACGATATCAGCAACGAAAAACCCAAGATGCGCCTTGAAGCCAAAAGCCGCCAGGTGCAACGCCTGCTGCTGGATCGCAGCCGCAACGGCTTTCGCCACGTCATCATCCTCGAAGAATCCCACGATTTGAGCGTGCCCGTGCTCAAATACCTCAAGCGCTTCCATGAGCTTGAAGACGGCTACAAGAAAATGCTCGGCATTATTCTGGTTGCACAAACCGAGTTGAAAAGTCGCTTTACTGAGAGCCAGAACATCGACATGCGCGAAGTGATCCAGCGGGTGCAGATCGCTGAGATTCACGGCCTCAACGGCTCCCTCAAAGGTTACCTGAAAGTCAAGTTTGAGCGCCTCGGCGTCAAGCTCGACAGCATCTTTACCGATGATGCCTTCGACATGATCAGCCGCCGGCTCACCACCCAGGACGATAGCCGCCGCAAAGTCAGTCTTGCCCATCCGCTGCGCGTTAACAGTCTGGTTATTGACGCAATCAATCTGGCCCATGAAATGGGCGAAGAACGGGTCACCGGCGATGTGATCCAGGCATTATATTAAGAGGAGAAAACACCACCATGAGCGACTTAGCTACCATTGAAAAAAACACCCAGGATTTCGCCACCAAACACAAAGCCCTCAGCGGTTTAGTCCAGACGCTGCAAGACGAACTGGAGAAGGTCAAGCGCGTTCACCTTCCTGCCATTAAGGCCGCAGCTGAAGACGTCGCCGAAAGCCAGGCCGTACTGCACTCCACCATTAAAGACAGCCCCGGCTATTTTCAGAAGCCAAAGACCATGGTCATTTCCGGGGTGCGCGTCGGATTTAAGAAAGAAAAAGGCAAGCTGATTTTTGAAGATGAAGAGACGGTGATCCGGCTGATCCGCAAACATTTGCCGGATGTTGCGGACACGCTGATCAAAGAAACCGAATCCGTGCTAAAGACCCCACTCGGTAACCTCAAGGTGGCCGAGTTGAAGAAAATCGGCGTCACCGTCACAGACGATACCGATCAGGTGCAGATCAAGCCGGTTGGCAGCGAGATTGACAAGCTGGTCGCGGCCCTGCTTGAAGAGGGCGAAGAGATCCTTAAAGAAGCGGTATAGGAGGAACCATGAAAAGGAAACAGACGGGGCAGAAAAGAAGTAGCGCAGTTAAGCCAATCCAACGCACCCAGCCTATGGGCGTGCTTGATGGAGATCGTGTTTATTCCTTCGTTAATGGGCGGCTGGTGCGCCGGGAGGCATAGCCATGCTGAAATCCGAATTGACACCCGAGGAATTCGCCCGGCTGGTCTGTCTGGCCGATACCGCCGCCATTGCCGACCTGGAACTGGTGCTGACCTGCCACGGGGCAGAACCAAAGGATAACCCCGACGATGGATATATCACCTGGTTTGATCTGAGCCAGCCGGTTGAAGACATGCAATACCTGCTCGGGGATGCTCTGTGGTGGCTGATCAAACGTGACCGACTGATCCGGCATCCTGACAATAAAAACTTGGTCCGCTGCAAGCACGGTTATGCCGTGGATGATCAACTCGAAGGATAGGAGAAAAATATGGTGTGCAGAAAATGTGGAACAGGTCTCACTGTCGATAATATCAAGCTGTCCATCGCGGCCCATGATGAGGGGCTGCTCGATATCATAATCACCTGCCCGGAATGCGAACTCGTTGTCAATAATTTTGTTTCCGCAGCTGAGTTTGTTGAGGTCGACGAAGAACTTTAATAGCGAAACAACCATTTTCCTGAAGCCGGGGAAATGGTTGTCATCAGGGTGTGGCGGCCCTGGTCTGAAGAGCAGCCAGAAGCAAACTTGCCCGGAGGGGTTAACCTCCTTCACCCCTCCGGGACTTTTTCAAAGGAAATCGCAATGAAACTTTTTGACTACATGCCCCTGCTTTGGTGCGTCGCGGCGACGGCCCTGGGCTTTTATAACGGTTGGAAAAAAGACGGGATTTTTCCGGTGATTTTCTTGCTGTTCCTCCTCTGCTACTGCGGAGGATTCGGCTTTGGAATTCTGCTGCGTAAACAGACAGGGGTGGTGAATCATGAGCAAGTGCAAAGCACCGACAGAAGTGTATAGCCGCGTTGTGGGCTTCTTCCGCCCCGTCCAACAATGGAACAGAGGCAAGCGTGAAGAATTTGCCGCGCGCAAAGAGTACAAAATTAAAGAATCAGGGAGGGAGTGATGGTTTCACACAACGACATCATCGACATGCAAAATGGCCTCGCTGTCACAGAAGTTAACTATCTTGTTCAGCGGGGATGGTTATCAACCCGTAATAACCCGGCAAATATTTGGTTGTGGAAAAGAGAAATCGACGGGAACAGCTATCTGCTCGGTCGCGCGGAAGCAATTCAGATCCAAGCCAGTCTTGATGCCAAAGCCGAGTTTGCCAAAAAATACAATGGTTGATGCCTGGCCATACGATTTGGAAATGACTGAAATGACAGCATTGATTGCCACCGGGCACAGCAGAAATTGTGCGGCACGGCAAGTGTGGCACAGTGATGAATGCACATGCGGAGAGAATAATGTCAAAAAATCAGCAAATCACCTGGCCACAGCGCTGCCTTGGCATCATGGATCTGAAACGGGTCGTGGTTGGTGAACAGTCCCAGGCCATTGTCCATATCGGCATGGATGTGAAAGTGCCGCTCAGCCAATACGAAGCTATGAAACGCAGCCCCCGCGTTGTGGTGTGGGTTGAATCAGTACGAGGTGAAGATGAACCAGGAACACGTTGAAAAAATAAAAAAGCTGTTGGCGTTATCGCAGTCAAGCAATGTTCATGAGGCTGCACTGGCCCTGCAACGCGCTCAAGAGTTGATGCAGAAGCATAATGTCACTATGACTCATGTGCGACTGTCTGACGTTAAACAGGCGAAAGCCTTAGTCGGCAAGGTGAAAAATCCTGCCTCACACATCAAGTGGCTGGCACGGATGGTCGCGGATGCCTTTGGTTGCAACATGATTTTGATGCCTGAATACGTCGGGTTTTACGGCTGGGTCACCTCGGTGCAGTTTATCGGTATTGATACCGCTGCCGAATTGTCCAGCTACGCTTTTGACGTGCTGCGCCGTCAGCTGGAGCGTGATAGAAAGCACCACTTGACCACGCTCAAACGCTGCAAACGGGCAACAAAGGTGCGCCGGGCAGATGCATTTTGCCGTGCCTGGGTACGAACGGCAGCCAGTAAGGTTGTGGCATTAGCGCCGAAGCCCGAGCAACAAGACGCTATCACACAATGGATCGAAACCAACCATGGTGACAGCTTGCAAAAAGATATCGACCGGAAGCACAAGAAGGCCCGGCGTGATGATGTTGGATCAATTTTCGCCGGTATGCAGGCCGGTGATCAGGCCCAACTCCATGCCGGAATGGACGGAGAAGATCGGTTGAGGTTGCAATGAAACTACGCTGCCCCGTCTGCCATTGCACCTTCAGCCTGGAGGCCATTGTCGCCAGCGATGCCGGGCGCGATCTGCTGATTGCGTTGGCCGAGCAGGGGCCGCTATTTCGACCCCTGGTGCAATACCTCGGCCTGTTTCGCACCGCGCAGCGCGATTTGAGCTATACCAAGGCGCTCAAGCTGGTCAATGAAGTGGTTGCCCTCGGCATTGAGCCAGATCGGCTGGCCATTGCCCTGCAGGACACCGTTGAGGCGATTCATACCAAGCGCCAGCAAGGCACGGCCAAGCCGTTTAAAAACCACAACTACCTGTTGAGCGTACTGGATACCGTATCGGTCGACCAGCCGCAACGGGTCGTCATGGAAAAAGGCCGCCGTCCCGGCATGAGCAAGGGAACCCAGGCGATTATCGCCCTGGAGGAATGGGCCGGTGATGATTGGCTGAAATTGGAAATCGGTGCCGGGCTGGCCCGGCTGATCGTACTGCGCCGCAGCGGTGCCCCGGCCTCCGACACGATTGCCTACACGGCATCCGAGTTTGAGCGGTTCCTGGTTAAGAAAAACCAGACCATCCGCGACATCGATCAGCCGCGCATCCGCGAGGGCTTTGAGCAACTGGTCAACAGCTTCGACGGCTGGCCGGAACCGAAAGATCTGTTCGCAAATATGCCCAGGCGGCCGGATCGTAAGAATTTGCCGGAAGGTCTGAGCGATGATGATCGCGCAGCCGGGGCCGCGTTTTTTAAAGACATGTCGGAGGGGAATTATGGGAAAAGCACCGGGAATCACGAATAAGCAAATCCGCATTATCCAGCTGGCGAAAAAGGAACTCGGCATGGATGATGCCAGTTACCGCGACCTGCTCATAGGTGAATTTGGCGTCAAAAGCTCAACGCGGCTTGACCTGCACCAGGCCAATCGCCTGATCGACATCTTGCAGAAAAAGGGCTTCCTACTGAAACCCGTCAACCCGGACTGGCGCAGTGTCGGTGTCAAACCGCCTCGTCGCACCACCAAACACGGCGGCAAAACGGTTGCACTGGCCAGCCCGGCGGAGCGCGAAAAGATTCAGATCCTCGCCGAGCTGATCGACTGGCGGGTTGAAAACGGCCTGGAGCTGTTTTTAGCCAGCCGCGCCAAAGTGAAAGACGGAAAAGTGCGCACCAGTCAGGATGCCTACTTAGCTATCGAAGCCCTGAAGAAACTGTTTGAAAACGGTATGAAAAAGCAGTACGGCCCAGATTGGTGGCTGATGGAATTTGCCGATGAGCGGATCATGGGTTATATCAAACGTCACAAACCGGAGGAATACCGATGCGCACCATCGCTCGTATCGCACTAGACCAACAGCCGCAGCGCTGCTGCCGCTGCTCGTGGATCGGCTCCGCCCGCACCATGGCAAGGGGCAAGTCAACCCTGTTGACCTGCCCGCAATGCGCCTGTAGCCAGTTTGACCGTCTGGAGTGTGGTGATGGATAACATTAGCGCTGCGGAAGAACGACTGCTCGGCATGCTGCGGGTTGCCGGGGTGAAACGGAAGGCCAGCTACCACCCCGGCGAGGTGCGTGAGGTTCTCGGCATCAGTGAACGCACTTTCTGGCGTTTGACCGCAGCCCATGAGTTTGACCCACTCACCGGCAAATTGCGTACCCCAGCCTGTCTGGATAGTTACATGACTCAAGGTAATCGGCGCGTGGCCTATTGCGCCATGGTTGAATACCTGCAACGGAACCAAACCTATCAGCGGCAAAACGCCGTCGACCCACGACAGATGGATTTGTTTTAACAGCTATGGCCCGCCATAACCAGCGTTGCTGAAGCGCACCGGCACAGGGTCGGTGGTGACCGGCGGGCCTATTTAAAAATACCCATCAAACAGCCCCTTAACTCTTTTTTTTGAGTAAGGGGCTTTTCTTATGTCAAACCCAGACAGACCCGCAGGCCACCTATCTAAATATCCCCTATGATCCGACCATACAGCGCAACCTGCCCCTGTGCTGTTTCCTGTCACGCGGGGAGCTTCGGCTCCCCGCCACTTCAAACAAAAGGAATGGTTGGTTATGGAGAATCCGGTTTTTCAGGCCGCATTAGCGTTCACGTTGCAGCATGAAGGCGGCTACGTCATTCACCCCCTTGACCCTGGCGGTGAAACAAACTGCGGAATCAGTAAACGCAGCTACCCAAACCTCGACATAAAAAGCCTGACCACCAGCGATGTCGCACGGATTTACTACCGCGATTTTTGGAAAGGGCCACGCTTTAATCGTATTGCCAACCATGCTCTGGCGACCAAGGTGTTCGACCTGGGTGTGCTTGTATCGCCCCGGCGGGCCGCCAAGTTCCTCCAGCGGGCAGTCAGTATTGTCAGCCAGAATATCCCGGCGCAGCGAAGAAACAGCTGGCGACAGAAGATTGCCCGCGTCCTCAACAATAAACCCCTATTGGTTGACGGCATTATCGGCCCCATCACGCTGGAGGTGATTGCTCTGTGTCCCTATCCAGACGCGATCCTTGCAGCCATGAAAGCCGAAGCCTGCGACCATTTTATCGTCCAGAACAAACCGACATTCCTGCCCGGCTGGCTGGAGAGATTGGAAGGTGACGCATGAAGAACTGGATTGCCCTGCGCATCCTCAAATGGATCGCCCAAAAGCTCGACGGCTACAAAACCATTATCGGCGGTATTGGCCTGATCCTCTCCGGCGCTGTCGGGCTGATCGGCCTGCTGTGGCCCGATACCGGACTGCCGCCCATGGAATTGGAACAAGCCCTGACCACTATCAGTGGCGGCCTGGTTGCTATCGGCATTGGTCATAAAGGCGACAAGCTGACCAAAGCCGTGCAGGCGTCTGGCAATGAGCAGTAACCCGCTCAAACAGCGTGATTGGATGGTCAAGAAAACCTATCACTTTGATTGGGATCTAGCCCTGGTTCGCTGGATCAAGAAACTCACCAGAAAACTGAAAAGGAAATCGTCATGAGTCGTTTCAAGCTGTTTTTCTCCTCTGCCTGGAGCTTTCTGAAACCGTTCGTCAGCATTTTCATGTCGGCCGCCGGGCCGGTGTTAGCCGATGCGGCAACCAAGGCCGTTAAAGCAACAGCGCAGAGTTTAGCCGATGGGTCTGGAAGTGATAAGCGTCAGGCTGCCTATGACCTGATTGTTGATGATCTGAAGTCTCAAGGCGTCGCCCTTGGCACTACGGTCACAACCAGCATGATCAACGCAGCAATTGAAGCGGCCGTCCAAGGCCTCAAGTCAGCATAGCCCGGAGGTATTCGTGATCGAAGGTTTGCCGATCTCAACAATAACGCTGGTCATTAACGTTCTTGGTCTTCCGGGGATGATTTTTGTCATCTGGTACGTCGACCAGAAGCGCCTTGACAAAATGATGAAGCGTTACGACGCGGACATGGCTCGTGTTGTTCGGATGTATGAAGACAACGTGCTGCTTGTCAAAGGCTATGAAAAGCTCGCCGGTGATCTGACTGGAATTATCACCCTTAACACCCAGGTGCAAACCAACTTGGTTAACGCAGTCAAGAACAATCTCTTTTGCCCGATAACACGTAAACAACAGGGGTCGGAATGAATTTAGAACGTAGCGCCATGAGGGGCCAGCTGGCCGAGTTGGCTGAAAAACGTAAAAAGCTGCGCCTGCGCATTGAGGGCAACTGCCAGGCCGTGCGTACCGTGCTTAACACCGCCATGGTGGTGTTAGTCGATAACCTCGATATTCCCATGGCCGCTGAGCAAATGGACGAACTGCAGGAGGCCTGGGCTGATCTTGCCGTTGTCAATAGCCAGATTGAGCGGCTGGAGAAGGAACTCGGCTAATGGCTGAAAAAGGTGATCGCGCAAAACTCGAACCCACGGCCAAGAGGCTGTACATCGACGGTCTGAGCCTCACGGAAATAGAGGAGCGGATCGGCGTCAGCCGTCAAACCCTGAGCGTTTGGAAAAAGCGCACCCAGAAGCCCGGCGAAGATTCCGACGAATGGGACCGCGCCCGCGAGAACAAACGTGGCCGCGCCGAACGCCTGCGCTCCATGTTCGACGAACAGATGGACTACATCGAAGGATTACAGCCGTCAGCCCGCGACAGCAAGCTCATGGATTCGCTCTCCAAGCTGTGCGCCATCGTTGAACGCTGGGACAGCCTGGCCGAGAAAGAACGGCAACGCCTGAGAGAAGAGGCATTGAGAGAAGCCGCTGAAAACGTCAAAGACGAAGCCAAGCGCCAAGGAGCCAGTGCGGCCACTATCGACTCGTTACGTGCCGCCATTATGCAAGGACTGAATGCATGAGTGCCATTCTGCTGCCATATCAGCAACGCTGGATCGACGACCATTCCCCGGTCAAGATCATCGAGAAAAGCCGTCGTATCGGTCTCTCGTACTGCGAAGCCGCTGACGCTGTATTGCACGCATCGGACGCTGATCGGGGCGCGAATGTCTACTACATCTCCTATGACAAAGAGATGACAGCAGGCTTCATTCAGGACTGCTCAACCTGGGCCAAGGCATTTCATACCGCAGCCAGCGGCATAGGCGAACAGATTCTCACCAGGGACGATGGCCGCGACATTCACGTCTATGACATCAAGTTTGACAGCGGTTACAGCATCAAAACGTTCAGCTCAAACCCGCGCAACCTGCGCAGCAAGGGTCGTCCGAGAGAACGGCTGATCATAGACGAAGCGGCATTCGTTGATGATCTGGAAGAACTGCTTAAAGCCGCATTAGCCATGACCATGTGGGGTGGACACGTTCATATCCTCAGTACCCACAACGGTGATGAAAACCCGTTTAACGCAGTGATTCAGGATGCCCGCGCCGGGAAAAATGATTACTCCATCCACCGCGTCACTCTTGACGACGCTCTGGATGACGGCCTGTTCAAGCGGATATGTGAAGTCACTGGACAGGAATGGAGCGAAGAGGCTGAGGCGGAATGGCGTGAATCACTGATCAAGCGTTATCGCCCCAACGAAGACGAAGAGCTTTTCGCCATTCCATCGTTCGGTGGTGGCAACTATCTGCCTCGTCAATTGGTTGAAGTCAATATGGCTGACGGCGCACTGCTGCGCTTTGATGGCACCCGGTCGTTCAACATGGCCCCGGAACCGGTCCGTGCCGCTGAAATAGCCGACTGGATCAAAGACGTTTTGACGCCGCAATTGGTCAACCTCGACCAAATGCGTCGCCATGTCTTCGGGATGGACTTCGCCCGCAGTGGCGACATGACCGACATGGTGCCCTTGGTCATTGAAGCCAACACCCGGAAACGCTGGCCGTTCGTGGTTGAACTGCACAACGTTCCTTATCGCCAACAGGCCCAGGTGATGAAGGCTCTCGGCAACGGCTTGCCCCGGTTCGGCGGCTGCGCAATAGACGCCGGAGGTAATGGCGGGTTTTGTGCTGAAGAGGCCAGAGACACCTGGGGCGAATTCATGGTGGATGAGATCCATTTTACAGAGCAGTTCTACCGAGAAGAATTCCCGAAATACAAGGCCGGGTTTGAGGATCGCACCACAACGATTATCCGTCATGACGACATCCTGGAAGATCATCGCGCCGTGCGCCTGGTTCGTGGTGTGCCGCGTGTCCCTCAAGGAAAGACAGACAAAAAAGGTCACCGCCATGGTGACAGTGCCATAGCCGGGCTGCTGGCCGATTACCGTAGCAGGCAAGAAGTATCCCAGTATGCCTATGAATCAGTCAGTAACCGCAACAACGACAACGAATACCGCCCAGTCCGCGTCACCGCTGGCCTCGGCGCAGGAAAAGGAATCTGGTAGATGGCAGAACGTGACACAGGACTGGTAGACGCCCAGGGCCGCCGCATTATTGTCCAGGAGCTGACCAGAGAGCAAGCCGCCCCGACACTTACCGGCGTGCGTACCCTTTGGAATGAAACCGTTGCCAGCGGCCTGACACCCATGCGCCTTGCAGGTTTGCTGCGGGATGCTGCCGACGGCGATCACAATGCTTACCTGACCCTGGCTGAAGAAATGGAGGAGCGTGATCTGCATTACGGCGCAGAGCTGAGTAAGCGTAAGTTGGCCGTCGCCAGGTTGCCGCTCACTGTTGAAAGCTATAGCGACGATGCCAAAGACAAAGAACTCGCCGACGCCGTTCGCGCATTGTTGCGCCGTCCAGGGACACGCTCCCTGCTGAAAGACTGCCTCGACGCCCTGGGTAAAGGCTACAGCGTGACGGAAATGATCTGGAGTTTCGGCAAACAGTGGCGTCCTGACCGCTATGAATGGCGTGATCCACGTTTCTTCCAGTTTGATCAAGTAAGCCGCCGCCAGCTGCGTCTGCGTGACGAAGCCGACATGGTCAACGGCATCGAGTTGTCGCCGTACAAATATATTGTCCATATTCACCGCATGAAATCAGGCATCCCGATTCGCGGCGGTCTGGCCCGGCTGGCAGCATGGGCCTATATGTGCAAAGCGTTCACCATCAAAGATTGGCTGGCATTTGCTGAAGTCTTTGGGATGCCGCTGCGCATGGGCAAGTACGGAAGCACTGCCAACGCAGACGAAATCAACGTTCTCAAAATGGCCGTCGCCAACCTTGGTATTG